CAAGACAAACCTGATGATTGGAGACAACGTGACTAGTGACTTTCTAGATAATCTGGCAAACCACCAGTATCAAAAGATGCATAATGAACCCATGATTAATGGTGATTGGCGTAAGGTAGCTAACGAAGGAATTGTTGATAATCTTGTAGAAAAGATTGAACAACTTTTATGTGGTAAAGTCATCCGACAAACTGTGGTAAATAGTAGAGGTGAAGTCAAGCAACGTATTATTATTGAACATGACTAAACAAGCAGTAATCTACACAAACGGCAGTCAAGAGTGTGAGAGAATGACCTCTCTACTCAAACAACTTGATGTTGAGATTTTAGAATACAAACTGAATAAGCACTTTAGTCAACGTGCATTTGAATCTGAGTTTGGTTCAGAAGCAACATACCCTCAAGTCTCTTTAGGTTATACTCACATTGGAGACATGAAGGAGACATTGAACTTTATGAAGTATAGAGGAATGTTCCAATGAAAGAAGGCGACATAGTAGAGTATATTGGATGTAGTAAAGAGCAGATTAGGTGGGGTAATAATGATGACCCAAGATCATTATTAATTCTTGGAAGAGAATACACAGTAGAAAAAGTAGAAGTTCACTCTCAACATACGAAAGTTAAACTTCGACATAAAATGGGAATGTTTAACTCAGTATGTTTTAAGAGGACTCAAGACTTATGAACCCAGTTAATTCAACTCTTCTTATTATTTTTGCATTTGTTGCGTACTTTATAGTCACCGATGAAAATGTAGCAAAATACATTCAACTCCAACTCCAAGTCATTCAATTAAACATTACAAGATACTACTTGATGGTAAAACTTCATCCAAGGAATCCGATTACAAACTGGATGATGAATCGAAAGTATGCTAAGATGGAGAGAGAGTTACGTAAGAAACTGAAGATGGATGAATAGATTTCTTTTATCATTCGAAGATTATACGATCATTCTTAATGCTCTTCACTATTATAAGAAAGTAGAAAAGCGAGGAGCATTTAAGCAATACGATGATGATCGTATCAATGCCGTCAGAGATACGATGGCACTACAGATTACTGGTGAAGAAACTGATGAAGCAAAAAAGAGACTTAAAATTGCTGTAGTTCTTTCCGTACTTGTAAATGTAGGACTTGTCTGGTATTGTTTAAGTTAGTAAAACAATACATAAAAATAAAAACTTAATGGATCATCACAGTATTACCCCCCTACTTCAAGAAGTGGGGGGGACATTATTAGCATTTCTTTCAATCACCGTACCTTTATTAGTAATTGTGTTATTATGAATTTTACAGTTTATTCTAAAGATGGTTGCCCTTTCTGCACCAAAGTTCAAAGAGTTCTTGAACTATCAGAAAAAAGATACGTTGTCTATAAGTTAGACAGGGACTTTACAAGAGATGAGTTTTACGATAAATTTGGTGTAGGATCAACTTTCCCTCAAGTTGTAATGAATGTTGAGGGTCCTGATGATGGAACTCATCTTGGTGGTTGTACCGAAACTGTAGCGTATCTTCGAGAAAACAAACTAATCTAATGGAACAAGACGTTCGGGAAATTTACTTTGATGTCGAGAAAGCAATCGACTATGCCTTCGAAGGGCAATTCGTTTTAAAGTTCTATGATTATCTAAAAGTTCGTGGAGCAAAAAGAAAAGAAGTTGATGACTTCATTCAGAGTTCTACAATCACTGAACTGAATAGTTTGATTGGTGATTTGGACGAATACTTAGTCGGTGGTTCTGATGAGATTCATAAACAACTTAGAGAAGCTTATGGGTTCATCTCAAAACCACAAGCAAGAAAGATAAAAAACTATCTTCGTGCTATAATTGATGATGCCGAAAAGTATAGTTATGATAAACGACCTGGAAGGCGTAAAAAGAAGACTAAATAATGATAGAATGGAGGAACACTAGGAAAACGTTTAGTTTTTAGATGTTCCTTTTCGGGAGCATCTTGTAATAGAAGGTAACTCTCGGGAGAAAAAAATGGAACAAGCATTTATGCTCACCATGGCCGTAATGATGACATTGTTATTTTTTGTGGTCGGTGGTATAGTAGGTTGGATAGCAAATAGAACATTCCTGGAAAACCAACCAATCAATATGCATCCCGAATTTTTTGATAATGACGGGAACATTATTCCAGATGAAATTTTAGCAGTGAGATTTGAAAACAATTATGACAGCTTCGAAGAAGACGACGAGTAGAAAAGCAACCGTCAGTAAAACAACAAGGAAAGCAACTCCTCTTCCGAAACTGGATAGGAATTGCTTTCAACATGAGATTCTTGAACTTGCTTCCAAGCAAAGAAGTAAAGCAAAGAAAGTAGAAGTTCTCAAAGAGTATCGTAATGATGCTCTTATTGCTGTCTTCACTTGGAATTTTGATGAAAACATTGTATCACTTCTTCCAGAAGGAGAAGTTCCTTTTGCAGACATTCGTGAGATGACTGCTGTTGGTGGAACTCTCAGTGCAAATGTGAATAGTCAATTGACTGGAGATCGTTCTATTTCTTACAATGGTGCTGAAGAAGACATGAAGACAGGTAAAACCTCTTTGAGAAGAGAATTTAAAAAACTTGTTAATTTTGTGAGAAAGGGAAATGTTTATGGGAATCGTTCCCTTTCATCCATTCGTCGTGAGACGATGTTTATCAACATTCTTCAAGGACTTCATCCAAAAGAAGCAGAGATTCTAATCCTCACAAAAGATAAGGCACTTACTGATGTTTATAACATCACCTTCGATCATGTGAAAGAAGCATACCCCGACATTAGGTGGGAGAACTGATTTAATGTCAAAGGGAATTAGAATAATTCATTCTGATTGTGATCCAAGTAATTCTCAAGACAGATCACTTCCAAGTAACGCTTATCTTGTTGAGTATCTTCAAGATGGAGCAACACATTTTGACATCGTATCTTGTCAAAAGAGAGTAGATATTTTTGATGAGTATTGGGACAAGTACAGAAAAGATTTGATTAACATTACTCAAACAGAAGGAAGAATCAACCCAAAACTTTGGGGATACAAGGCACCAGACGACAAGAAAAAAAAATGAGTGAAGGATTTGGTAGTAAGAAAAAGGTAGAACTTAAACTTGAAATTAATCAAGATGAAGTTGATAAACTTCTAAAAAAGTATAAGAAGATTAAGAAGTATATGAAGTCTCCCATTTATGATGTTAAAGTTATGGATGGCACTGAAACTTATGTAACTAAACTGGTAGAGGAAGGAACCCAAAACCAAAATTGACTTTTAAATCCATTTTTGGTCGAGAAAAAATCCGGCAAAATTTTCTCGCGTGAAGGTTTTTTGTAACTGTATCAAATGTTACAAAACTCTTGACTAAATAGAGTATAAGGTCTATAATGACCATACGTTCATCAGAGGCAACTCTGACGCAAGTAAGTCGCGGAACGGATCGTTCATCTTCTTCGGAGGACGCACACGACTGAAGGAACGGCGTTTTAACAAACCCATTTCTTTAGGAGACTAACAATGAACACATTGCAACTGATTCGCAAGCAGATCAACAAAGCATCTGCACTTCACGACGCACAGATTTCTCACACTGCTTATCGTGGTGTTGAGTATAATGTAAACTGTGCAGAGCATAAGGATGCCCACGGCACCTTCTGCTATCGTGGTCGCACTTACGTCAAGTGACATCATGGAAGCACTACAAGTTTCTGGGATCGTATCCCTGGGATCTGTAGCAATCCTGTCGCTACTGTATTGCGAAATCAACTTACTTTTTAAATGAACATCAGGAGGGTTGACTACCCTCCTTTTTTTATAGGCATAAATTTTTATTAAGGAATCAACACAAAAGACATAGATAATGATAGAATAATGGAGTGAGAATAAAATGATCTGAAATCAAATCTTTATTATGAGTTAATTTAATCCTTGGAGGTTATTATGCATAATCTTATTTCGCATAATCAATTAGCAGGATGGAAACAAAGTTTTCTCCGTCTTGAAAATACTTTAGATAAAAGCATGGAGGAGGCGGAGATGATCAATGATTATTATGATTGTTTGATTGAGTGTGATGATGATCAGGCAACTTGTAAGCGGATATGTCGGAGGATTTTAGAATAGTCTATTTGGAGGGTTGACTACCCTCCTTTTTTTATGTAAAATGGATGGAGTGAACTTTTTATTATGGATGTAGAAAAAGTAAAACTGATTGTTAGAAACATGGAGTCTCTAGTCAGTCTTCTAAAGATTGAGATTGGTGAAGAAACTAATGTGGTCAAACTTGATGAACTTATTTCTGGAATGAAACAAGGTGAAAGTTATGAACCTGATTATTACGAGGAACCGTAATGTACGAAGAATTAGATTGTTTTGAAGAAGCATTAAAGCATTTTGGTACTAGAGTTGAAATCATCACTGCTATGGAAGTGTCTAAGCGTATTAGTGCCGAAGACGCATACCAGATGATTAAAGATGAACTGAAAGAAGTTAAAAAGTGTCGTAAATTTGTGAGGAAAGAGAACGAAGGATGAAACCAGTAAAAGCAAAAGATCTTCTTGAAAAGGACCAGAATCTCAAGGTTGTAAGTCTTGGAGCAATCCCAAATCCTCAACAGATTGTATGGTATGCGGGAAAGCAAGATTACTCAGAAGAACCTATCTACACTAAAACTCCACCAGAAGAACAGAAGGCAGGGAAGTGGATTGTAGAGCAGTTGCTTGCAAACGATAGAGGACACTATGGTCCTTTGGAGCATCCTGGACTGATTTTGAATGTGAGTGGTTACGTTCATAATGTGATGGTTCAGGCAAGAACTCATCGTGTGGGTGTGAGTTTTGATGTCCAGTCGCAACGATACACTGGTCGTCGTGTTCTCAAGGTTGCAGAGGGTGAACTGAGACCTGAGGATGTCTTCTACGTGCGTCCTGCGGGGTTCTACACCAACCGTAAGGGTAAGAAGTATGATTGGACTGAAGAAGACCGTGAAAGGAAGCTGGGACTCGCTCTGGCTGCTTGTAAGGAGTATGCAAATGACTATGAGCAAGGTAGGTGTGAGGAACACATCCGTGACTATCTTCCCCAAGGAATCCGTCAGGACTTTGTAGTTTCATTCAACCTTCGTTCTGTATTGCATTTCCTTGACCTTCGGTCAAAACTTGATGCACAACTTGAGATTCAGGCACTCTGTGAGCAAATGTGTCCTATCATTCAAGAATGGGCACCAGAGGTTTGGGATTACTATGAGACCAAGCGTCTTCATAGGGCAAAACTTAGTCCATAAATAACGTATACGTTATTCAGGAGAATGAATTTTGGCAACATATCCCGTAGTCCATAAAGAGACTGGTGAACAAAAAGAAGTGAAGTTGAGTGTTCATGAATGGACGCAGTGGTGTAAAGACAATCCCGAATGGAAACGGGATTGGTCTGATCCTTCTACCGCACCTATGGCTACTGACGTAGGTGAGTGGAGGGATAAACTCGTCAATAAGCATCCAGGGTGGAATGAAGTGCTTAATAAAGTAAGCAAATCTCCAAAAGCAAACGTAAAGAAAATTTAATTTTAAAATATGCCAAGAAAAAAGTCATCAGGTATCAGCACAAGTACAGTTCCATATGGTATGAGTAATCGTGTTATGAAAAGAAAGAAACCGATCAATCTAGACTTTATTAAAAAGATTGATCCTTTGACTGATAATCAAAAAGAGTTATTTGATAAGTACAGTAAAGATCAAAACATCGTTGCTTATGGTGCTGCTGGTACAGGTAAGACTTTTATCACACTCTATAATGCACTTTTAGATGTTCTTGATGTAAAGACACCTTATGAAAAAATTTACATCGTAAGGTCTCTTGTTGCTACTAGAGAGATTGGTTTTCTTCCTGGAGATCATGAAGATAAATCATCTCTTTATCAAATTCCTTACAAGAACATGGTAAAATACATGTTTGAGATGGCAGATGAAGCAGCAGCAGAAATGCTTTTTGCAAATCTGAAAACACAAGGAACTATTTCATTCTGGAGTACCTCATTTATTCGGGGTACTACACTTGATAAGGCAATTATCATTGTTGATGAATTCCAGAACTTAAATTTCCACGAACTTGATTCAATTATCACTCGTGTTGGAGAAGACTCTAAGATTATGTTCTGTGGAGACGCAACTCAAACAGACCTCATCAAAGAAAGGGAAAAGAATGGAATCATTGACTTCATGAGAATTCTTCAGTCAATGCCATCAGTTGATATTATTGAATTTGGTGTTGAGGACATTGTTCGTTCTGGTCTATGTAAAGAATACTTAGTTGCAAAAGAGGAACTTAAAACACAACTGGATTTATGATTTTTGAACATGTTGATTTGAATCTCCCTCAACTTGAGAGGGAGCACATTGATGGAGTTCGTTTTTACAAAGTAAAAGGTGAAGAAGAACTCCAAAAATTTGTATCCATTACTTCTGTTATTAGTCATTATAAAAAAGACTTCTTTAATAAATGGAGAAAAAGAGTTGGTGTAGAAGAAGCAGATAAGATTACTAAGAGAGCAACCAGTCGTGGGACAGATACCCATACACTGATTGAACACTTTCTGAAAAATGAAGAACTTCCTTCAGTTCAACCACTTTCAGAACTTCTTTTCAAGATTTCTAAACCAACTCTAAATCGTATAAATAACATTCATGCTCTAGAGGGAGCATTGTATAGCACTGTTCTTGGTATTGCTGGGACTGTAGACTGTATTGCTGAGTTTGATGGAGAACTAGCAATCGTCGATTTTAAGACATCAGCAAAACCAAAACCGCGAGAGTGGATTGATGGATACTTTGTTCAGTGTTGTGCTTATGCTTGTATGCTTCACGAACTGACTGGACTTTCAGTCAAGAAATTTGTGATTATTATGGCATGTGAAAACGGAGAAGTTGAAGTATACGAAGAGAGAGATAAGAAAAAATACCTTCGTATGTTAATTGAATACATCAATAAGTTTGTAAACGATAAGACTTCTTGACCAAAGTATGTTATTATGGTAACATTTGATTAAATTATGGGAGAGACATTTTGCCAATCGACTTAATAAAATTAATGGAAATAGACTACAAAAAAGAACTATCAAAAGAGATTGAGTCAAAGTTTCTTTGCCCTTCAAAATTCGCTCAAGAAATTGAAGTAGTTGTAAAAGAAGAAAGCATGAGTTACATTGATGCTATAATTTTCTTTTGCGAAAAGAATAAAATTGATTTGGAGTCCGTTCCTAAACTAATTCCAAAACCCCTCAAAGAAAAGATTAAATGCGAAGCAATTGATCTTAATTTCCTTAAACGAACATCGAGAGCTAGATTAAAATTTTGAAATTGGATCCTCATAACTGCTATAAAACATACTTAGCATTGAAAAATCATTTTACGAAAGATAGTTACGACTATCATAAGTATCATGGAAAAACTAGATCATCACTTCAATCATTTTACAAAAGAAAGGATAGATTCTTTTTTGAAAAGATGAGTCGCCAGAAGAGTGATCAAGAGATTATGGAATTCTTTGTATCTAACTTTGCATCTTGTGATGATCCACAATCTCTTTGGATTGGTGAGATTATTAAAACTGGTGAATCTTCTTACACCGAATGGAAGAAAAAAAATCAAGCACTTTCTTATGTGTTTAAATCCGATGTTTACGAACTTTTTTCAGATAGTGACACACAAAAATTATTTGAAGTCAACGGTACTTCTCATCCATTAATTGTTAAAAAGTATCTAAGAAAAGAAATTACTCTAGAAACTTTGGTAATCTTAGATAAACTTTTGGGTCTTCGGAAGACTTATGATAAGAAACTAAAAGATCCTATCTGGGAATTTATTTCCATGAGAATTCGTAAATACTCTCCATTCATACATATTGATATATTCAAATACAAAAAAATTTTAAAGGAGTGTGTATCGTGAGTTTTTTCGACTCAGAAATGGTAAGAGCAGAACTTGCAGAAATTTCTGAACTGCAAGAAGACGTTTATGGTAATGTCTTCGAGTTTTATCGTATGGATAAAGACCAGAAAATAAAGCATGTAAACCTCTTACAAAAACTTCTTGAGAAGCAAAGAGTTCTCTACACACGCATGAGTCTTTCTGATGATCCAGAAGCAAAAGAAATGAAAGAACGAATTATAGATTCTGCTAAAATGATGGGACTGCAAGAAGGAATGGACATCTCATACATGTTTGGAAACATGGAGAAACTTCTGGAAACAATGAAAAAGGAGATTGACAAGCAATTATAAGCAGACTATAATACATTCAGCGGCTAGGAAATCCGCACCAAAGCTAATCCACAAAGGCCAAATACGTACAATACGAGGTAACAAAATGTCTTTCGCAGATCTTAAAAAACAATCCCGTCTGGGTTCTCTTACTGAGAAGTTGGTAAAAGAAGTAGAGAAGTCCAATAAGAGTTCAGGCGGTGCTGATGAACGTTTCTGGAAACCAGAAATGGGTAAAGGTGGAACTGGTAGTGCAGTGATTCGCTTCCTTCCTCCCCCTGAAGGAGAAGATCTTCCATACGCAAAACTGTTTGCACATGGATTCCAAGGAATTGGTGGTTGGTACATCGAGAACTCTTTGACCACTCTGGGGCAAAAAGATCCCGTATCAGATTACAATCGTGAACTGTGGAACAGTGGAAGCGATGCTGATAAGGATACTGTTCGTAAGCAGAAGCGTAAACTGTCTTATTACTCCAACATTTATGTTGTGAGGGATCCTCTGCATCCTGAGAATGAAGGCAAAGTTTTTCTCTTTAAGTATGGTAAGAAAATCTTTGATAAGATTCTTACTGCAATGCAACCTGAGTTTGATGATGAAGAACCAATCAATCCTTTTGACTTCTGGGAAGGTGCAAACTTCAAACTGAAGATTGTGAAGAAGGATGGATACTGGAACTATGATAACTCTGAGTTTGGTTCTCCTTCTGCTCTGTTGGATGATGACGATGCAATGGAAGCAATCTGGAAGAAAGAGTATTCTCTTGCTGACCTGGTTTCTCAGGATAAGTTCAAGACCTATGATGAACTTCAGAAGCGTCTGAACATGGTTCTGGGACTTGATAAAGTTGCTCCTAAGTCTGCATCACACGATGAAGAGGAAGAGTATGAGTCCTATATGCCAAAGCGTACTAAGGAAGATGATGTTACAGAAGAACTGGAAGCGTCTTACCGTAAGAGTAAGCAACCCTCCGAACTTCCTGCCTCTATGAAGCAAGAACTGGATAATCTCAGTTCAAGTTCTGATGACGATGACGACATCATGGCGAAGTTCCAAGGACTTATGGATGACTGATCAACTATAGAGTTTAATATTATCTCCTTGCTTTAAGGTGTCACTCAAGAACTGGGTGGCACCTTTTTTGTATTTCATAATTCTAGTAATGTCATCTAATATGATAGGAATGTATTCTTTTTTCGGAACATAAATTTGTCTTTTTTGATTTTCTTTTCTCTCTTCTACTTCTTTGAAGGTAATTGGATTAGTAATGTCTGCAACGAGGACATCATTACCAGTTCCTTCATCATAAAACTCTACAAAATAAGGAACTTTATTTTCATAATCTGGATTTGCAATGTAACCACCATCTTCATCGATAATTGTTTTGCGATAATCAACGACTAAATTTGAAGAAAGACGAATGCCTTCAGGAACGATTACTTTTCCTACGGAATTTTTAACTTCTTCGGTTTCGTAGTGAGAAATAGAGTTTAATGCTTCGTAAGAACCATACTTTTCAAGCATAATGTTATCAAAGTTTTCATTTGCCATAGGCCATTCATCATAAACATTGAGAATGTTATTTGCTAAAAGAATTATCCAATCTAAGTTTGAGTCATTATAAAGTTTATATGCAACACTATCAGGTCTCTCATCACCAATGATAGAATATGGACTAAAGAAGTTTAAGTTCTCAAAAATTTCATCACGAATTTTAACTCTTTTAAATAAGTTTTTTACTTCAGTAAAATTACCAATGTTTTTACTGTTGTAATTTCTATCAACGTATTTGAAGTTTGGAACTTGTCTGAAATATTGTCTTGCCATTCTAGTATCCTATTGAGTGAGTTTCTCCTGGTGCTTCTTCATAATCACTTTGATAGATTGGAGTGATTTCGCTAAATGCAAATTGTAAATCATATTGTATCATTGTACATTCTTTATCATCATAAGTCATGTATGTTCCTAAAGGAGTATAATTTACATTAAAAGTTTGTAGAGCACATGCTTTTCGTTTTACTTCACCTGGAGCAATTAGATTTAGTGATTGGTGTGTTTCACCAGTTCCCTTTTGATATTCAATCCAAAATACATCTGGTGCTTTTAAAAATAAATCTCCTCCTTTTCCTTTCACTGCCATGTGATACTTGAAGTATTTTATAATTCTTTTAATATCATTTGCTTCTGGTTCATCTCTTGCGGTCATTTTGAAAGTAAATGAAAATTGCCTAAGCTTTGGTTCTTTGAAGATTAATTCGAGGTTTGGATTGAATACTTGTTGAGTTGCTCTTGTAAACAAGTCCATGTTTCCACTTGCTGCTTGAGCCGCTATAACATCAGCACTACTTGGGAGAAACTCGTTTACCTTTTTCTTTGCTTCAGCTGTTGCCGAATCCATGCCACCCTTTTCATCCTTCAAAAGGCCACTACCTAAGTTAAATAGTGTAGATTCTACTGGACCAATTTTACTATCACCCCACCCAACTAAATTTGTATCTGAAATTGGTCCTTGAATAGAAACATAAACATCTCCACCAACAGCTTTGTATTCGATTGGATTTAGAATTCTTCTTTGCGCTAAAGATACCGCAGTAATTTTAATTCTATCTTGTTTAGTGTCTTTTATATCATTTGGATAAGTAACTAAATCTCCTTTTGGTATTGGGGATTTAGTTGAAACATTTTCTGTATCAAAGTTTATAAATGTAACTTGAGCACTACTGTTTGGGTTTTCTTTTTGATATTGAAAACCTTTATACTCTTTTTCTTTGCTTAATTCTTCTTTTTCTTCGGGTGTTGATGCCTCTTCTATAATGAAGAATGCTTGTTTTCTTGTTGTGTTTAGTGCTTTCTGTAGTGCTTCATTTCCTCCCTGTGTTCTTTTAAAATCGTCAAGATTTCTTTGAGTTTGTTCATTTGGAGGAACTATACTTCCATCTGCATTTGTTGTTTGTAATAATGACCTTGAGTTTATTCCGAGAATTCCAGGACTTACAAAATATAGTTGTCTTTGACCAGTGGCAACATTAACTACGACAGCATACCTTGTTCCATCCTGAACAAATTCGGAAGAATATTCTTCGGGTTTATTTAAATTTGGTGTACTCCAATCTTTTACTTGCGGTCTCGCTGCCATTACGCTTTTTAGTTATTTATAGGCCTAATTCATCTTCTGTGATTATCTTAAATTCTATCAATCTATCTTCGCACCATTCTTGTGCTGCTTTCCACTTCGCAAGATTTTTGTTATAAGTAAGAACTTCGTTAATGTAAGTTTTCTTTTGCTTACCTTTTGATTGTTTTGGTACAAGTGTCTGTCTTTTTGGCTTCACTTCTACCAAATACTTTTTAATTGCTCCACTACTTTCTTTTATCTTTACAATAAAGTCGGGAAAGTATCTACGAACCTTATTTGTTGTTGGGTCGAAGTAGGGAATAAAAAACTCTTCCGAACCCCACTCTAAGATTTTATCGTTACGGTCACAGTATCTCATAAACTTAAGTTCCCAAGAAGACCTATAAACGATGTTTCTTGAGTCACCTTTGTATTTGTTAGGAAATCTTGGATGAAATCTTCCTTGATGATATTTTCCTTCTCGCATACATAATATATAAGAACCAAAAAGTATTTATAAAATGGCAGGACCAAGAGACCCGTCAACTACAGATTTTAATCTGACTCCAAAACCTCAAACTGGACCTGTCGATAACTCTGACATCCCTAAAAATTTTAACGCCTTTAGTCCAGAAGTTAGTAATCTTTTAGGTGATTACTATTCAAACATAGATTTAAAATCTAATTTAGGAAAAAATTTTTTTAATGATGCTACAGAAACAATAAACTTTAATGATGCTAGAAAGTTAGGATCTTCTTTCGTAAGAGGAGCAAGTAGAAATCCCGCACCACCTCCAAGAAGAACTGCTGCCTCTACAATCAAGGAAAAGTTATTAAAACCAGCATTAACATCTCATTTTGAAGCTCATTTTAATCCACCTAGAGATGTATTTACTTGGATGTCTGGAAGAGGATTGAATCCAACAGATACAAATAACCAAAGGTTAATAACTCTTTCTTGTTCGGAAACAGCACTTCCAGGATCTAGAATAGCAACAAATACTGTTCAAGATGATCATCATGGAGTAACTGAAAGACATGCTTATCGTCGTCAGTTTGATGATACTTCATCCTTCACATTTTATGTTGATGCTCCAAAAGCAGGTGCTGATCATGGATATAAGTTAATTTGGTTCTTTGAACAATGGAAATCTTTTATAATGAATGAAGAATATGTAAAGAGTGAAGATGGTGTGGAATTAGATGAATATCGGTGGCATTATAGGGCAAAGTTCCCAAAAACATACATGACGGATATCTTTATTACTAAGTTTGAAAGAGATATTGATGTAAATCCAATTAATGCATCCAAATCTACCAAGAAGTATTTGGAGTATAAGTTCTTACAGGCATATCCAATTTCTATTAACACTATGCCTGTTTCTTATGATCAATCACAGTTGCTCAAATGTACAGTATCTTTCGCATATAGTAGATACATTATAAGGAGAAAGACTGGAATTTCTGATGGTGATCCATTACCAAACAGGAAATCTTCTTTTAATGAAGTTCCAGAATTTTCTGCTCCTCCCGTATTGGAAAATCAAGTGGGAACTACAGTTCCTTTAGAGTACCGACCAATTTTACCTGGATTTGGTGTAGGTGGAACTAGAACTGATAATGTGGCATAATAAATAAAGTATCTGAATACATTATTGGATAATTATGCCATTACCTAAGATTGTTACACCAACTTATGAGTTGGAATTGCCTTCTACTGGTCAGACAATTAAGTATAGACCTTTCCTAGTCAAAGAAGAAAAAGTTCTTGTGATGGCTATGGAAACTGAGAACACAAAAGAAATTACAAACGCAGTAAAAACAGTTATTAAAAACTGTATTGAAACTAGAGGTATTAAAGTAGAAACACTGCCTACTTTTGACATTGAGTATCTTTTCTTAAACATCAGATCTAAATCTGTTGGAGAAGAAATTGATGTCAACATTATCTGCCCTGATGATGGGGAAACTGAAGTTCCTGTTACTATTAATGTTGATGACATTGAAGTAATTAAGGATGATAAGCACACTAATAGAATTAAACTTGATGATAGTGTAATGATGGAAATGAAATATCCATCTCTCGATCAATTTATTAAAAATAATTTTGATATTTCTAGCAATGCCAACATTGACCAATCTTTTGATTTGATTGCTTCTTGTATTGATAAGATTTTTACGGAAGAAGAAGTTTGGACATCATCTGATGTGTCTAAAAAAGAACTTGTTGAATTCCTTGACCAGATGAATACGAATCAGTTTAAGGACATTGAAGAATTCTTTAACACGATGCCTAAGTTGTCTCATAAGTTTAAAGTTACTAATCCAAAGACTGGTGTAGAGTCTGATGTTGTACTGGAGGGATTAGCAAGTTTTTTCGGCTAGGAATGTCTCATATGAGTCTTGAGAATTACTTGAGACTCAATTTTTCTTTGATGCAGTATCATAAATACTCATTAACAGAAATTGAAAATATGATGCCGTGGGAGCGAGACATTTATGTTATTCTTCTTAAGAATCACTTAGAGGAAGAAGAAGAGAGAATGAAACTTCAAGAAAACCAAAGAAGAGCAAATGGCGGGTAAGTCGAAGCGAAATAATGAAGACAATATACCAGAAGGTCTTGATGACCTTCTGAACGAACTTACTGGAAATAAGAATAATAAGGAAGACAATATACCAGAAGGTCTTGATGATCTTTTAAATCAAATTAAGGGAAAGAAAAGTACTGCGACTAAACCAAAAAGAAAAAGAGGAAGACCTAGAAAGAAAAAGACATCACCTCCAGGAGCACTTACAACGTATTCTAAAACTGAAGATGTAGATTCTAGAATACTTGAGTTACTTGGACTTGAGTATACCTTTGATTTGGATTATGATGACTATGCAAACTTACTGAAAGAAAAACTTATAGAAGTTAGTAGAGGTACTGAGGAAACTTCTACTGAAGATGCTATGCTTCTTCGTGAAGAACTGAAGAAGGCAAGAGGAAATAAAGGAAAAGGTACTTTTAAGGTAAAGAAAAAGATAAGTAAGGATAGTTTTACCAATTTTAATGTTGGTGGACCAAAGAAAGATACTGCTCAGACAAGAAAACCTGCTTATGCTCTTCTTAAAGGAAAAGAGATTTCTGAGAAGTCGCAGAGAGTTGATGATTTAAAAGAAGAGAAAAAAGAAAGAAAGCAAAGTGATAATCAAATACTAAAGAGTATAAGTAAATCACTTGATAGAATTATTGGTATTTTATCGAAGCAACTGAAGTTTGATAAAGACCAAGTAGAGAAGCAAAGAAAACTTGAAGAGAGAGGGAAGAGAAAAGATAAAGAAAATAAAAGAGAGAGTGCTTTCTCCAAAGGAATTAAATCATTAGCAAAAGTTGCTGGTAAGATCTTTTCTCCACTACAAGATTTTTTTGGAAAAATTATTAGATTTTTTACAGTTATCTTTTTAGGAAAAGTTTTTCAAAAGTTTCTTAAATGGTTTACTGACCCCAAAAATGAAAGTAAAATAAAAACAATAGGTCGGTTACTTAAGACATTTTGGCCTACAATACTTGCTGGTCTCGTATTTTTAAATCCTCTTGGTAGATTAATTACTAAGGCAGTTTTTGTAATTGGTAAGGGAGTTGCTAAGTTATTAAAAGTTGCTATTCCATCCTTACTTAGGTTTGGAATGAGAAATCCGATTTCGGCAACAGCACTTGCAGCAGCTGGATTGTTTACTTTTGGTGCATGGGGTCCAAAAGTAATTCCTGGTTTGGTTAATGATGAAGAAGATGATGAAGTAAAGTCATATAAGCGTGGTGGAAAAATTACCACTGAAAGTGGTCAAGACATTAAAGGTGCTGGAGTAGATACCCAATTAATTGCTGCAAGACCTGGTGAAGTTGTTATTAATAAAGAAACAGTAAATGCTCTTGGTGCTGATTATTTTCTTGGATTAAATAAGCAGCATGGTGGTTCTAATGCAAATAAACCTAAGACTGCTAAAGTGCAAGCAGCATCTGGTGGAGGATTAATTCTTCCTGCTTTTTCTAATGGTGGTCGTGTTGGTGAAGGTCCTGAAGAATCTAGAATTCAAAAACCTAGAAAACCATCAAAACCGGAAGATATTGCATCAGGTTTAGATAGTAATCTTATTGAATGGGCAAAAGCAAATCCTACTCTTGCTCGTGCTTTGAAAGTAGGAGATATTGGATATAGAGAGGCACAGAGTGTATTTGATTATGGAAGTAGAGTTGCTCAACAAGTTCCTAAAGTAGTCCAACCAACAATTGATTATGGAAGTAGAGTTGCTCAACAAGTTCCTAAAGTAGTCCAACCAACAATTGATTATGGAAGTAGAGTTGCTCAACAAGTTCCTAAAGTAGTCCAACCAACTGATTATGGAAGTAGAGTTGCTCAACAAGTTCCTAAAGTAGTCCAACCAACAATTGATTATGGGAATAACTTTATTGGAGGTATTTCTAAAATTCCTTCAAAAATAGAAGAAAACATCCCATTAGTTCAGGGATTTGCTGATGCTGGTGCAGAAGCTTTACCTGCAATTTTATCTGGTTTCTTGGGTATTAAAAGAACAGATAGAAGTATCTCTAAAAACATGCAAAGAGCAATGCTTGATGCTCAAAAAACTGCGACTGAAAAGGGTAGAGATTTTATTGAGTATGAAGATTATGCTGAAAATGCTGGAGGTATTGCTGGGAAATATACTATGGGTAGAGTTGCAGATTCTGAATTTTTGAGGGATGCACAAGGCAGAATTATTGGAATGTCTCAAGCGTATGATACAAATAGACCTGCAGATGAATCTATGGCACAGGCTTGGGCAAAATCTAAGAAATTTTTAGGTATTGATAATAGTAAAGACGTTGATGAATTTAATAGATTAGTTGCAAATAGAATGTCTTCTGAAGGAGCATCTGAAGAAGAAATTCAGAAATCTCTTATGATTTCTGGTGGTGAAAGTGGACAAATGGGAGATTTGAGAACGGCAATTTATAAACCATTTGAAGCATTATTAGACATTAGTCAAAAAATGCATGGTGGTAGGGGATCTACGACACATGAAATTATTTTTGATAAAGATGTTCTTGGATTTGATCCTGTAAAAGTAATGCCAAAACCATTTTATGGTCCAGGAGGAGATCCTTCTGGGAGTGGTTCTGGACAAGCACAGCAAAAAATGCCAATTAGTGTTTCTTCTGCCGCGAAAGAAAAGGCACAGCAGTCTCAGAGAATGTCTATGGCAAAATTGATGAATAATAATTCTGCTGGTCTTTACTATTCGAGTACGACTGGTAAGACTTATGCTAATTATGCTGAAGCACTGAAAGATCCGCAAGTTGCTGCAGCAGCAGAAGTAGAAAAAACCAAACAAAGATTTTCATTTTCTCCATCATCAAAACCATCTCAGACAACAACACCATCAAAACCATCTCAGACAACAACACCATCAAAACCAAAAAGATGGGCAATGGATCCTCGTGGTTGGTTTGGTATGGAAGGTGGAGGATTTATAAAAGAAAACACGGGAATGGATATTCCTGGTGGAGGAACTGATAGGCAAAGGATTGATGTTCAACCTGGAGAATATGTTTTGCCTGTAGATAAGGTAATGAAGATGGGAGGACCTGGTAAACTTGATAGAATGGTTGCTGATTTGGATTCCAATTCTACTCCAGCAAAAATGGGCCTTAGAAATAAGGACATCTCCGAAGGAATTACTCCTTATAGTGTACAAGGTTCTGGTGAAATTGACATAGAAACTCTTCCATTATCTGGTTTAGGTGGAATGGGAGGATCATCTGGTGCATTAAATAGTCCCAATGGAACACAAGATGAATTTTTCTCTCCGATTTCTTCGGCAGGATTGTCTGAAAGACAACGCTTTATGGATACGATAGGTATTTCTGCATTCACATAAGATAGATGGCATTACCAGCATTACTTTCGGGGTTAGGAAGACAACTAGCAGTTCAAGGCGCTAAGGGTGCAGCGAAAGGAACTGCTAAGAAAATGCTTAGTGGTAGAAAGCAGGAAAAAAATAGTAATGCTATTGTAAAACAGCAAGAAGGAAATAGTGTAGGGTATAAAAAATCTTCTGCATTAGTTCCAAAAATAAACAGAATAAACTTTGGTGCTCCTCCATCTTCACCAGAAGTATCATCTTCCACTAAAGGTGATGATGGTAGTTTATTGAGTATTAAAGAAAAAGTTATAAAGATTGAGAACCTTTTAGGGGAGCAGTATAAGAATAGAAAGAAGCAAGCAGAGAAGCAAAGGAAACTTTCTGAGAGAGCAAAAAGGAAAGAAAAAGAGGAAATTTTAGAAAAAACAAACGAAGAAAAGAAAAATAAAGGTAAATTTAATATACCTATACCTGGAAAAGGATTATTTGATAATCTTTTATCTAGAATATTTAATTTCTTATTTTGGATTACCATAGGAAAAATACTTCCCACAATTTTGAAGTTCCTTCCTCAAATCATTGGATTTGTAAAGGTTATTGGCAAAATAATGGATGTCATTATTAATGTAGTAGGATTTATATTAGATGGGTTCATAACATTTGTTGATTTTGGGTTTAAAGTTTATGATAAGATTAGGGGATTTGCTGGTGCTATTGGTGGAGAAGGATTAGTAAAAGTCCTTGATGGATTTACTAGTGCAGTTGAAACATTATTGAACATTTTATTCATTATTTCAATGGCTAATGCTGTTGGTGGTGGGTTTGGTGGATGTAAAGGTGGTGGTCGTGGTGGACAGAAACCAATAACTAGACCAGGACAGGGATTGAGACCTAAAGTAACGACAACTGGTGGTAAAGGTGCTGGAAGACCAGACATTAGAAACCCCTTTAGAGAACGTCCTAGAGTTACTGGTAGTGGTGGTGGAACTGCTGGAAGACCAGACATTAGAAACCCTATAAGAGAACGTCCTAGAGTTACTGGTAGTGGTGGTGGAACTGCTGGAAGACCAGACATTAGAAACCCTTTTAGAACAAGACCAACAGTAACAACTGGTCTTGGTAAAGCTGCCGCTGGAGAAGCAGCAGAGCAGATTACCAAGAAAACTGGTCTTTTAGTATTCGCAAAGTTTGTTCGACCAGTGACAAAAAGAATACCAATTTTTGGTGCCTTAATTGATTTTGTTATAAATGTTGCACTAGGTGAAAGTGTTGGAAGAGCAATATCAAGAGCGGTTGGTTCTGGTATTGGTACTGCTCTTGGTGCTAAGGTTGGGGGATTTTTAGCAGGTGCTGCGGGATCTGTTGTTCCATTTTTGGGAACTGCTATTGGAGGTGTTGTAGGTATTGCTATTGGTGGTGTTCTTGGTGGTATGCTTGGTGATTGGATTGGTGGATTTATATATGATAAACTTACTGGATCTGGGTCCTCAAGTTATCCTCAAGAAAAACCAAAAGTTGAAGCAAAATCTAATGGTGGAATGGTTTTAAAATATGATGAAGGTGGTGAAGTTGATAATGATTATGAATATGATAAAAACATAGGTAAAATTAAAAAAAGAAAGATTCACTTATCAGATATTTCTCAAGTTGCTAAGGATAATAAAAATGTATCCAAAGTTTATACTTCTGAGGGAGCAAAGAAAATTATTGATTTGGCAAATTCAATAAAGGATGTGCCAATTATTGGTAGTTCTATGTTTTCTATATTAAATATTGCTCTGGGCAATAAACCTGATCAAAGGACTACAAAGGCTATTGCTTATGATTTACTGTCATTTTCTAATCTAGATTCTTTTGAAAGTATTTCTGGGTCTTTGGGCAAATTGAATACTATTGTGGCTATGGAAGGAGGTGGTGAAGTTAATAAATTAGTATCTTCAAATGACTCTGATTTTGAAAATTCTGCTCAGATTTTATCATTTTTCTTGGATAGGGAAATTAACAATGAAAAAGTGAAAAAAATAACAGAACAAGATAAAAAAGATGCATCTAAAAATTCTTGGTGGGATCCTTTGGGATTATTTGATAATACTTCTTCTAGTGAAGGATCTACTTATGGACCAGGAACTGCTGGCGCTTCTAGAGACTCTGCAACTGGAGAATCAGTACCTGGATCTACTGCAACTGGTGGGGGTGTTGTTGGTGGACCAGGAACACCTGAACAAAAAGCACTCTTAGATGCAATTTCTTTTGCGGAGGGAACATCAAGGAGTTATGGAACTGTCTTCGGTGGAAAGATAATACCGGAACTTGAAAGGGGTGAGATGACAGTTGCTCAAGTTCTAGAGATGCAAAAAACTGGAACTTTTAATGGAATACAATACATTCCTCCAAACAGCTATGACTCTGATGCGACTGGTAGATATCAGTTTATGTCTTATACTTTGAAAGAGGAAGTTCAAAAACAAGGTGTTCCTATGGATGCTAAGTTTACTCCTGCTCTTCAAGATCAACTAATGCTTGGAAGACTTGCTAATTATAGGGGAGTTACTCCAGAACTTTTGGCAGCAGAAGGGTTAAGTACAAATGTTCTTGATAAACTTGCTCCCGAATTTGCTTCTTTTCCATACTCTCCGAAAGGGAATCAAAGTTATTATGGTCAACCAGTAAAAACACCCGAATCTATTCGTAATGCTTATAATGACGCTCTGGGTAGAAGAAAGGAAGAAGAAAAATCTTCCCAAACTAAACCAGGTCCTCAACAACAACCTCCTGGACAAACACCATCACCAACATCAGATTCAAGTTCTAATGAAAGAGGAGAAGGATCTAAACTTGCTGGAGAGTTAGGAAGATTTATTAAAACGAAATTGAAATCTCCTGAGAATTTTAGTCAAGTTCATAGACATCCAGAACATCCTCCTTGGGGAAGAGAAAGTGGACACTCTAGGAATTCTTTACATTATGAATCACAAGGTGCAAGAGCAATTGATATTGGAGCATGGACTCACGAACAACAACCAATTTTAGATGTAATTTCTGAGTTCAATAGAAAGAAAGGTGTTAATCCTGTAGAACTTTTACATGGAAAAAATGAACCAAATTATCACCACAATCATGTTCACGTTGCTTATGAAGGTGGTGGATTAATTAGACCTAAAGGTTCAATGAGTGTTCCAAATTCATTTGCTTCTTATAATAGTCCAAAATCAAACACAAAGGTGGTAATGGTTCCTGTCCCAGTTCCAGTATCTAAACCTCAAATGAGTCCAGTTCTTGAGAATTCAATGGGAGGATTTGTTGAATTTGGTGGGGTAAATAGTATGAGTAGTCGTATGAACCCAATACACCAAACAAGTAGGTCTTAAGATGGGAGTCAAATATCACATAGAGGCAGGTAATTCAAATATTGATTTATTCAAAATTACTTCAAATTATGGACCAACAGAAAACTTTGGACCAAGATGTCCAGAGTTGGTTTTGTATGAGAGTTTATTTGATTCTACAGTGAGAGCATCTGCAAAGTTTGTGGATGCTGGATATAACCCAAGTGGTATGACTGCTGAAGATGATGAATATAAATTGACGAGTGGGGAAAAAACAGAATTAAAAATTACGGATTCTTATGGAAATGAGTTAGACATTACTGGCGACTATCAATTAAGATTAAGAAAACATCAGAGAGAGCAATTTACTTCTCCTAAAACTACTTACGTGAACTATTTTTCTGATTTCTACTCAAAGGAATCAATGGAAAATCATCTTGTTTCTAAAAGAGCGACAAGAAAGTATGATGGGTTTCCTCATGATCACATTAAAACATTATTGGAGGAAGATTTAGGAACTCAAAAAGTAGTAGAAGTTGACAATACAATAATTCCATACAATTTTGCTGGAGGATCTGAAAAAGTTTTTCATCATTGCGTTAATCTGTGCAATAAAGGATGTCCTGAATTTCCAGGCAATCCAGGAATTGTTGCTGGATTTTTGTTTTATGAAGTTTTCAAAGGAACTGATTCTACGGGTGGTTATCGATACAAATCTATAGATCTTTTATTTCAGGAAGATGTAAAGAAAAAATATGTTTATACAAATACTGATGAAGTTCCTGAAGGGTATGATTCTAAAGTAATTAATTATTATGAAAACATTTCAACAAATGCCGATTCTGAAATTTTAAGTGGTGCTACTTTTAAAAGAGAACAAAGAAGATGGGATCCTTATTTGAAACAATGGGAACAAGATGATTTTGATTATAAGAGTCAAGAATTGGAAACTAATAATGCTGGAAAGGAATTTTACAAAATTGCTTCTGATTTAAATCTTCAAGAACAATCAACAAGATACTCTACTAGATTTTGGGATGCCAGTGCTATGCCAAAGGGATCTAATTGGGCGGCACAAAAACCATTCTCTAAAGTTAAAAAGGGAAATGGTAATTATAATATGGATGAATTGGTAAGACAAGCAGCAGATAGATTTAATCAGTTATTTGGAACACAGATTACTATTTTGATTCCAATGGATTTAAGTTTACATGTTGGGGATCTAATCTTTGTAGATTTTCCTCAGATCGATTCTGAAAAAAATGAGATAAATAAGAATAGAAGTGGAAACTATTTGATTATGGATTTAGGACATAGAATAACTCCGAGCACGACATATACGTCTCTGCATCTTTCAAGAGATTCCACAATTAACCGAAAGTAAAATTATGTCAGACAGAACTTTACAACAACACATTAACGACGATAAAGACGAACTGGATAATCCTAACTTAAGTCCACAGCGTCGTCGTCACATTGAGTCAGAACTGGATGATTTGGAACAGTATCAAGTAAATCATCCTGACGAGGATCATGATCCAAATCCATTAGAAATTTACTGTGATATGAATCCAGAAGCAGATGAGTGTAGAATTTACGAAGATTAATTAGAAAATGACAGGAGATTTATTTCATTCTGAACATCTTGGTCGAAGTAAGACATACTTTTGGTATGGTATGGTTGTTGGTGGTTCGGAGTGGGAAGATAATCAAAAAGATGATGCTATAGATGCTCATAAAATCCATACTAGAGACGATGTTGCTGGATGGGGATATCGTGCTAAAGTTGCAATAATGGGGTATGATCCTCAATTAGTAGAAGGAGAAGGAATAAAAAACTCTGAGTTAGTAATGGCGGAAGTAATGCTTCCTACTACTGGAGGATCTGGATTAGGTGGACCAGTAAACACTCCTACGATTGCAAACAATACTTTTGTGATTGGTGTTTATAAGGATGGTGTAAGTGCAAGAGAACCTATTATCATCGGAACTCTACCAAATGTTTCTCAAAGTAGAGTAAAACCTTACGATTTTTCTGAAACACAAAGATACATTGCTTCTACTGGGTATAGACCAACAGATCCTGCTGCAAATGATGCCTTGTGGGCAGAAGGTGGTGCAGAAGGTCAGACACCTGCTATGGAAGCAGGAGAAGCAGCAAGAGTTGATACTGTGATGCTTCATGCACAAAAAGATGATGGTTCCAGAAAATTTATGATGCCCCAAACTCTTAATTGTAAGAGAAAAACAAGTGGCGCATTAAGTGCTATTCAGATCATCATTCAAGAGGTGATGAGTATTATTAATTTATCTAAGGTTAGTAATTTTGTTTCTAGAGCATCTGATGCACTGAAAAACTTTAGGGCTATTGTAACAACTGCACAAAATGCAATTGCTGGTTATGTTCGTGAGATAATGGCGGATGCAAGAAATGCCGCTCTCAACTTAATGAATAAGACTTTAGATAAAGTACTGAGCCTTATTCCAGGTAATTTTAGAAGTCTTACGAGTAATAACCTTGTTAATGGAGCTTTGGATGCACTTTCTTGTGCCTTCAATAAGATAATGGGAGCAGCAAAGGGATTTGTTGGAAACTTTTTGAATAATGTTGTAGGAGGTGCAGTAAATTCATTATTCTCAACTGCATCTTCTATGATGGGTTCTTTTTTAACTGGAACTCTGGGTGGTGTTGCTGGTGCAGTTACTGGAGGATTGGATGCTGCACAAGGTGTATTATCTACGGCATCTAATCTAATGACTGCTGGAGGTCTTACTGATCTTGCTAGTGGATTGCTTGGAAGTGTTGGTGGATTAATTGGTGGTATTGGTGGAGGAATATCTGGAGCACTCAATATACTTACTGGAATTTTATCGTTGTTCTCTTGTGAAGAAGAAGCATCTTGTGCAACAGTTAATTGTTGGAGTCCTCTTTATGGTGATATTTGTGCCAGTGGTGCAGCTGGTTCATCTAGTTTGAGTGATTCCTTTAAGAATCAATTTGGTCAATCATTTTCTAGTGACAATCAAAGTGGAACTGATACTGATACTAATGATAATTTGGAGCAAGTTTATGGTGATGTGAGATTGGATTCTGGACCTATTCTTTCTGGACCACCTACAGTATCAACTATTGGTGGTGGTAGAGATGAAGTAATGGGTATTGGAAATCCAATCATCAGTCCAAGTGGAGAACTTTTAGCGATTGATTTGAGTTCTGGAACTGGTACTGGTACTGGTGGAACTGGGACTGGTGCTGATGGTACTGGAACTGGTGGAACTGGTGCTGATGGTACTGGAACTGGAACTGGTGCTGATGGTACTGGAACTGGAACTGGTACTGATAATGATAATGCTCCTAAATTTACCAGTTCTCCTACTATAGTAATTTCTGATCAAACTGGAAATGGTATTGGTGCAGTTGCGATTGCAGTTCTAGAAGATGGTAGTACTATTCCGTTTGATAAAGATGGATGCGGAAAACCTGACATCAATCCAAAGTATCCATTGATTAATGAATTATTGCCACCAATTTCGGGTAAAAATGTATTTGATTTTACCGATCCTGTTTATGATACAGAAGGTCTTGGTGGTTCAGGACCTGATGGCACACTTTCCGATGGTATAGATACTAATCCTGTTGTCGGAAGAAGAATAGATAAGGTTATTATTGTAGATTCTGGAATTGGTTATCTTCCAGCACCTGATGGCAGTACTGGAGCAGGAGGAAGAAAGTTCTCTGGTCCTAATGATACAATTGTTTATTGTGGTGGTTACAATGTTTATCCTCCATGTAGTAATGTTCCTGTATCAAAAGGAGATTTAATTTTCTCTCCATTAGGAGGAAGAGCAGACATTTACAGATCATCTGATGGTGCATTGTTACAAACAATTACTGGTAGAGGACCAGTAAATAGCGTTGAAGTTAAGGAATCTGGAATTTTAGCAACTTATTGCCCTTCAGAAGAAGAAATTGATACTACTGATGCTTTCGTACCAAACAATACATACAATGTTGTACTAGACATCGGAGATGTTTACATTGAAAATACTGGAGTGAATTACTCACCTGGTGATGAGATTGTTATAGAACCTTCAAATGGTGCTGAACTTGAACCTGTATATGATGACACTGGAAGATTGATTAGAGTTAATATACTCAATCCAGGAATAGGATTTGTAGAGTTCCCTCAAATCTTTATAAATTCCAATACTGGAGTTAATGCAAACATTATTCCTGTATTCAACATAACAAGACTTACTGAAAATGAAGATGGCGATGTATTACCTGAAATTCCACAAGGAACTCCGTTAATTAGTGTGGTTGATTGTGTAGGAGTTCAAGCATCAAAAAAATCACTTGACATTGTACCTCAATAAAAATTATGAGTAAGAAAGAAGAAAGGACTAATTTAGTTACAGGACATCGTTCAAGAGGAACGATTAAGTTTGGACATCTTTGGTTAGATGAAGAGGGCAAGTTAGGAACTACGGTTCAATCTGGTGTAATGCTTCAGGCATTTGATGCTAGACATTATTGTTCTTTGGATATTAATGGCGTAAGGCAAGGATGGACAACTAATAGATGTCCTGGAACTTATCAAGTTATTTGTGGAACTGACTTGAAACCAGATGGTCTTGGTTATTTGGTTTTTGCTGAAATGGGAGATATTGTGTTAAAATCTCCAAATGGAAAAATAAGATTGGAAGCACAAGACATTGAACTGATTGCAAACGGAACTAATAATACGAGAGGAGTTGTTGAAATAAACTCAAATACTGCAGTAAACATCCAAACACAGAATGTTAAAGTTGTTGGAAAGGCAGGAATTGATATCTTTACTCCATTTACATTGAAATTGAGAGCTAATGGCGCACTTAATATGACATCAAATTTTATTCAGGGATTAAGTTCAGCATCTTCATTTGCGCCTGATAAAGCAAATCCATTATCAATTGTAGATTACATTAAAAATCAAGGTTATGCTTGACTATTCTTTACTTTTTTATTATACTAAGAATGTAGAGCAACATAAAAATGGCATTTAACGTAGATACTCTTTCTTCAAGTCATCATTTGATACATGGACTAGGATTTCCCATCACTGTAATGGGAACTGGTCCTACTGCGGTTAGAGGAAGTTCTTATATTGAAGGACCATCTGTTTTTGGTTCTCCTATTTTCCCAAATACTTGGGCAACTGTGATGATTGGTCCTTTGACTAATGCAGACATACTTGGACCTCCACTTATTCCTGGTGCATTTTGTTATGGTCCACCAGCAAATCCATTTTCTTTGGCAACTATTGGTAGTGTAGGAGTCCTTGGTGATCTTAATGTTGCACTCAATACAGTTGTGGGTGGCAGTGTTTTGGCACAAGGATTGGTCGTAAGTAATTGTGGTAGACATGTTCTTGCACTTAAAAAGGATTTGCCTTTTGACATGCCTCATCCAAATAAAAAAGGATGGAGATTGAGACATGTTTGTATTGAAGGTCCAGAAGTTGCAGTTTACTGTAGAGGAAGAATTCCTGAAGATGGTGTAATTAATCTTCCAACTTTTTGGGATGGTCTTGTGAAACCTGGAGATTTATCTATAAATATTACTCCAATTGGTTCTTGGCAAGAACTTTATGTGAAAGAAATTACTGATACACAGATTAAAATCAGTAATAATTCTGCTGGACCAATTAATGGTGATTATCATATTGTTGCTCGTAGAATAGATGATGATTTGATTGTTGAATATGAAGGAGAATCTCATGAAGATTATCCAAATGGAAATGAAGGATACTCATTTAACTTTGAACACAATTATGTTGAAGGACTGATTCGAGATATGGTAAGCGAAACTGTTGTAAACATTGATAAGGAGAAAAACTAATGGCAGAAATACCAGCATTTACACCAGGAACTAGACCTCCTGGTCCTGATTGCAGCGATAGACAAATTTGGGGAACACCTTCGACTCTATATTCTTACATTGGAAAAATTAATAATGGTTTTACGGAAGAGGAGTATCCACCAGAGGCTTGTAAACCTAGGTATCATAGCAATGCAAAAATAGATAATTTGCAAGTTACCAATACTCTAGGTACAGCGAGTGTGACTAAAGTTGTTGGAAGCACTGGAACCTTTAGTGGGACTGTAACTGCATCTACTCTTGTAGCAAGTAACCTCAAAACATTTAATATTCCACATCCAACTAAAGAAAATAAAAGATTAGTTTATTCTTCTTTGGAGGGTCCAGAAGCAGGAGTTTATGTTCGTGGAAGAGTGAGAAACACGACTGAAATCATTCTCCCCGATTACTGGGAAGGACTTGTAGATAAAAAAACTATTACTGTAAACTTAACACCAATTGGTGCTCATCAGGATGTAATTGTAAAGGGATGGAGTTTGGAGTCAATTCAATTGCAATCTAAAGGTGGAATGCCTATTGATTGTTTTTACACCGTTTATGGTGAGAGAAAAGACATTCCATCTCTCGTAGTTGAACAAGACGAAGTAGTTGACTAAACTTAAATTATCAGTTAAAATTTAAATTCGCACTAAAATCATTATGGAACAGCAGCAACATCTCAAAGACCTCACTGAGCGTCGTGATAAACTTCAAAAAGAACTTGAGGAACTTCAATCTCAAGCAACTACAAAGAGAGAACTCTTTCTGAAGATTCAAGGTATCATTGAGTATCTTACACAGATTGGTGTTACTCTCCCAGAAGAAGCACCAGCAGAAGAACCAGTTGAAGAAGCGTCCACAGAGGGTTGACCCTCTCCTCCAAATCAACTATACTACTAAGGTAATCAACGGAACACACGGATGAACGACCAAGAGTATGTAACTCGATGCGTAGCAGACCCACTCTATAGAACAGTTCGTATCTATTCTAACGAAGGGACGGAACAAGAACTGGTCTGTGATACTGCTGATGAGTTCATTAATGTGGTAAAGTTCATTCGTGCTACCATTGATGACAACCTTCTCTCAGAAGATCAATTCGTTTACGCAAGTCCTGTATGAGACCAGAAACACGTAAATCAATGGAGATGCTGTTCTCCGCAAAATGGAACTTGCCTAAAGCGGCAAAAAATGCTAATCTAAGCAATAAGGAAATGAAGATTACTTTTAACGAGTACTGTCATTTTCATCCTCCTACTTACGAAGTAAAATGAAAACACTTCTTGCACTTCTTTTAGTTCTCACTCCAACATCAGCACTTGCTGAAATCACGCACTATCAGCGTGGAGGAGTAACTGAAAAGAAATGTTATCGCACAGATTATCGTGAAGAGTACATTCCTGGAAACTCTCAACGTCGTGGGTATGTAAAGTCTTATCGCGATAAGGTTGAAGTTCCTTGTAGAACATCATCATCATCTTCTTATTATCACCATAACAACTACAACTCTCCCGTAGACGACAACTCTTGTATCGAAGGTAGTATTCTTGGTGGTATTGCTGGAGGTGGTGCTGGTGCTGCTCTCTCCCGTGGTGATGGTCGTTTCTGGGCAATCCCTTTGGGCATCGTAGGTGGAGCACTAGCAGGTTGCCAGATTGACGGAGGTTGACTTTTTAGACCATTAGAACTGTAATGGTTTTACCTCTGGGAGTGTCGCATATTGGTTAATGCCGGTGCCTTATAAGCGCCTGAACCGAGTTCAATTCTCGGCATTCCTATCGGGTAGGTGTCCGAGTGGTTAATGGAAGAAGTCTGTAAAACTTTTGGCTCTGCCTACGGGGGTTCAAATCCCTCCCTGCCCACTTGACAATCTGCTACTTCGGTAGTATGATTGTCTCAACCAGACGGGACTGTAGTTTAATTGGTAGAGATCTGGCGTCGGCAACCCTACCTACGTGATAAAATTACTTTGTGAACCAAGGTAGATGCGGAGTTCGAATCCCGTCAGTCCCATTCCTCAACAACGCTAAGTTGAGGAGGTATGCATAATCTAGAAGTAACATCTGAAGTCAGTAGCGAGACTTCTTTTTTGGGAGTGTGGTGGAATCGGTAGACACACCAGACTTAAAATCTGTTGACCATTACGGTCGTGCGAGTTCAAGTCTCGCCACTCCTACTAAATAATTGAAAGTAGGAAAAGTCCTATGAAATACCGTATTGATGCCAGATACTGTTGGTACAATAAGGGGCAAGTAATGGTTCTCATGTATTTCATAAACAACATTCCATTCACATTTGATGATGTTCCTGATGAGTATTATTTTGACTTGGAACTGATTGAGTTAGCAGACAAAGAGAGAAGATGGGAACCTGAGGATGTTTATAAAGCATCTTCTTATTTGATAGAAGAAGAGTGTCATCCTCTTATGTTTGAGCTAGAATTAGAAAATCCAGAATGTATGCCTTCTGATTTATGAAAATTAACTTGTGGTACAGCAAATCTATGTCTCAATGGAGATGGACTCTTTGCTCTGAAGAGTATAATAAAGATGTCTCTAGTGAGCAACATTCGGGTCAGAGACCAGAACTTCGTGATGCAATGAATGATGTTGCAAACACCGTAGAGTTTATGTTAGAATCCAAACAAAAGTGAGTAAAAGTACCCAGTGAAGTCTGATTTTTACCTAGATAGAGTTAGTAAAGATGAGATAAAAGAACTACTCTATACTCATCATTATCTCAAAGACGAATCTAAGGATTTCAAATCGGGGTACAATTATGGACTTTTTAAACGCACTGAGTGGGAATGTCCTCTTAGGATTGGCAAGTGCTATGCTGCTTGCATTTTTACTTCACTCCCTGTTCCAGAAATCGCCAAAGGAGCATTCGGGTTAGAACGTAATCAACAGGAAGGTTTATTTGAACTTTCTAGATTATGTGTAGATCCAGAAACACAAAAAGAAGAATACAACATTACATCTTGGTTCGTGAGTCGCTGTATCAAGAGGTTCCGTAAAGATGCGAATGTTCGTGCTATTCTTAGTTATGCTGACTCTGCTCACCATAATGGAATTATATATCGTGCTACTAATTTCAAGTATTATGGGTTGACTGATCCTAAGAAAGATTTTTATTATGCTGATGGAACTAAACACTCAAGAGGAAAAGTGAAAGGTGTTGAGGGTGAGTGGAGAGATAGAAGTAGAAAGCACAGATACTTAATGGTTTATGATCGAGAATTGAGAGATAGACTTGCATGGAAAGAACAAAAGTGGTATGATAGTAAAGACGATACAAAATCGTTTCAGTGACCCAAAAGTGTGACATTAAGACCTTCCTTCGGGGAGGTTTTTTTGTGGATAAATAACTTATAACGGAATTAAAAGCATTAATAAAATGGGTCTTTCTAGATTAGACAATTTTCTGAAATCAGTAAGAGGAAATATTTTATATGTTGATCCTAATAACCTAGATTCTACTGATAGTGTTGCGAATCAGGGCAATTCTCCTACTCGCCCGTTTAAAACTATCCAGAGAGCACTTATTGAGGCAGCTAGATTTTCCTATCAGGTTGGTAGTAATAACGATAGATTTAGCAAAACAACTATTTTACTACAACCAGGTGAGCACATTGTAGACAATAGACCTGGTATAATTGTTAAAGATGATGATACTTACATCACTAGAGGTGGATTTGATAATTATACTGATTTTACTGAATTCACTCTATTAACAAACTTTGATATTTTATCTGAAAACAATCAACTTTATAAGTTAAATTCAATTTATGGTGGTGTCATTGTTCCAAGAGGAACATCTATCGTAGGTTCTGACCTTAGGAAAACTAAAATTATTCCAAGGTATGTTCCTAATCCTGATGAAGTTGATGGTGCAAACATCAATAGATCTGCATTATTCAGAGTAACTGGTGGATGCTTCTTATATGGATTTACTATTTTTGATGCTGATTTAAATGCCTTATGCTATAAGGACTTTACAATCAATCAATTTGTTCCAGATTTCTCACACCATAAACTCACTTGTTTTGAGTATGTTGATGGAGTCAATAATGTAAAGATTGATGATACTTTCATTTCAAATCTTGAAACTACAAAAACTGACCTTGACATGTATTATGAAAAGGTTGCTGTTGCTTATGGTCAGAATAGTGGAAGAGAAATTGATGAGAGTGATGAAGACATTCAAACTGTAGTTGATGAGTATAGAATTGTTGGTTCTAGAGGAGCAGAAGCTAACATCGCCTCTATTTCTGCATCTGGAACTACAGTCACTGTCACATTAGAAGAACCACTGGAAGAATTGAGTGCAAATTCTCCAATTCAAATTTCTGGTGTTGCTTCAACAAACTCATCAGATGTTTATGATGGGCAGTATTTGATTTCAAGTGTTATCAGCACAACACAATTTACTTACATCTCCAGAATTTCTAATGTAGATACTTCTCCTACAACTAATGGTGCTACAGTCAACTTTAGCGTTGATACTGTAACTGGTGCATCTCCTTACATCTTTAACATTTCACTGCGTTCTGTTTATGGAATGTGTGGTATGCACGCTGACGGAAATCTTGTCAGTGGATTTAAGAGTATGGTTGTGGCACAATTCACTGGAATTGGACTTCAGAAAGATGATAATGCCTTTGTAAAATATGATGAGGTTAGTGGTGAGTATCAAGACTCTGCTAATGTTATTGATATTCATACTGACTCTAGAGCAGTATTTAAACCTTCTTACAGAAACTATCACATTAAAGCATCAAATAATGCAATTATCCAGTTAGTTTCTATCTTTGCTATTGGTTATGCAGAGCACTTTGTTGTTGAATCTGGTGGAGACCATTCAATCACAAACTCTAACTCTAACTTTGGAGCAAAAGCATTAGTAGCAAGAGGATTTAGAAAAGATGCTTTCTCAAGAGATGATCGTGGGTACATTACTCACATTGTATCTCCTCAGAAGTTAAGTGGTGATGAGACTAGTGTTGAATTTTTCCCAATTGATGTTGGATTAACAACCTCAGTATCTGCTGGTGCAGGAACTACAACTAGACTTTACATCTATAATCAAACTAATCAGGATGCTCCTCCTAGTGATATAGCAGATGGATACAGACTTGGTGCAAAAGAAACTGAAATTCTTTATTCTCAAATTGCACAGAGTGGGATAGTCTCTACCTATTCTTGTAGAGTCACTATGCCCGAAAGTGACTTGAGTAAAGAGAAGTCATATTCTGTAAACAGAGTCAATAATGATAGTGAGAATGATATTGATTCCAATGGTATTATTGGATTATCTACAGTTCACGAGTTTATTGATGGTGAAAAGGTCAGAGTATTCAGTGATAATGGACATCTTCCTGATGGATTAATTACCAATAACATCTATTATGTAATTACTGATGCTGTTGCTGGTATTACCTCAACAGAAATCAAATTGGCATCCACACTTAGTGATGTATTTACAGATACTGCAATCATTCCCAACTCAAAGGGTGGAAATTTAAAGGTTGTTAGTAGAGTCTCTGATAAATCTTCAGGTGATGTTGGACATCCAATTCAGTATGATGAAGGACGAGGTAATTGGTATCTCAATGTTTCGTCTACAGATAATACATTATATGATGTAATTAATAGTGTAGGAGTTACTGGAATTGGTGAAGCAACTTCCAGAACCTTTATTGAAAGAAATCTTGATACTAGAAATTTAGTAGATACGATTTATAAAGTTAGATATGTTCTTCCTAAGAACGCACAAAATAATGCAAGACCACCTTTAGATGGTTACATTATTCAGGAAAGTAGCACAACTGGACTTACTGATGCAGAAATTTCCAATGATTTGTATTTTGGAGATAGTGTTACTTTAGCGAATGCTAATCAATTAAGAAATCCATCTTTCATTGCTAATGCAGAGTGGTCTTCATCAGGAATCTCTACCATTTACACAGAACTTCCACATAATCTTTCTGTTGGTTCTGAAGTTAAGATTGAAAATGTTGTAAGTGCTGGAAATACAACAGCAGATTTTTATGATGGATTCAATGGTGAATTTACTGTAACTTCTATACCAACATCCAAGAAGTTTACTTATTCTCTTGCTGATAATCCTGGTGCTTTCCAGAACGATACCACTGTAAGAGATTCTAATCTTCCAAAGTTCACACAAAAAACTATTCCAACTTGCCTGCAAGTTTATAGAAGTGTTGAAATTCAACCTTTTGTTCAAGGAAAACAAGATGGTGTCTATCAGTTATTCGTAATTAATAATTCCAACTCACCTACAGTTTCTCCATTCCAAGATTCTAGTTTCTCACAAAATGTTCAGTATCTCTATCCTCAATTAAATAGAGATAATCCAGATGCAGATCCAAAATCTTCTAGATCTTTTGCATTATCAAGTCCAGTTGGTCAGGTTGTAATTAATGACCCAGAAAATAGTTTAACAAAAGAAACAGTAGAGAAAGTTTCTTCTGACTTAAAACTTGGAATTGGTATTACTGGTGCAATTTCGAGCAGTGGAACTGCACATACAATCTTCACTGAAGTTGACCATGGACTTGGTGGAATTACTAATTTAACTGTTGTCAGTTCTGGTTCTAACTACATCGGAGAAGACACTTATTATGCAGCAGATCTTGTTGGATTTGCTGGAAGCATAACTGGTTCAAATGCTAATGTTAAAGTTGATGTTAATAGTCTTGGCCAAGTTAGTGATGTTCTCATCATGGACCCTGGCAGTTCTTATGGAATAGGTCATACTCTGCAAATTATTCCTGCTGCTGGAATTGGAACAACCACTGGATTTACTGCTGCTGTTGTTAGAGTAGATGCAGTTACTGACTATCAAGATTTGACTCTTGAAATTGATGGTCTGTCTGAAGATTATGATGGTTATAATAACCTGTATAAGGTTACTGGAATTACTTCAACCAGCACAACAGAAATTCAAGTTCAATCTGCAAATAGTGTTTCTGGATTCTCTACTACTGCTGTAGAATTTGGAACTAACATGAGTTCCTTTACTGGTCAGTTATTAACTCCTTCTTCAGTTACTTATAACAATGAAACTGGAGTTGGTATTGTTACTTTTGCAACTTCTCATGGATTGAATGTTGACAATTCTCTGTTATTTGTTGGATTT